TTATTTTTAGCCATTTTCATTAATTCAGCAGTAGACTTAGAAGTACTACCATATTTATTAGATTCTAAAATCTTATCTTCTTTATTAGTATTATTAACTTTATTTAAATCAGCAAATGTTTTTTTACCTAATTTTAATTTATCTGAAAAGATCATTGAGTTCCCTGGTAAAGCTACAGGAACTCCTCCCTGAGAGTGTGGAGGCCCGTCTGCTTGTAAGAAACCTCCATTAGGAGCAACAACATTTTCTTGTTTTTCAATCTCAGCATTAGGTTGCATATTCATACCCCCCATTGCATATTGTATAGATACTCCTTTAGGTTGTTGATAGTTAGCCATACCTGCTTGAATAGCATTATTGATATAATCATTTTGTTGTTGTTGATAAGCAGCTTGTTGTTTAGCTTGTTCTTCTTGTGCTAATTTATTTGCAGCAATAGTTTCTTTAGCACTAGACTCAACTTGATTTTTATGTCTATTAGTAAACATATCTGAGATACCTCCCGTTAAAGCTCCAGCTACTTTTTGACCATCTGTTGCATTAGGATCACTCATTATACCTATTAGTGAATTAGAAGGGCTTAAAAATCCTCCTACAACTTCACCAGCTTTAGAATCACCAGAATTAATTATATTACCATTAGCATCAGTTCTATCTACTTGCGTCTGAACACCAGAACCAATTTGAGTTACAGCACCCACCGCAGTCCCTAACAAAGGGTTAATTGCAGTAGCCACTCCTACTTTTGCTGTATCAGCTCCTGCTTGTAAAGATCTAGTTTTTTCTAAACTAGTAGCTCCTGGAGTATTGTATCCAGAGTATGCTTGCATTCCTCCTGCAGCTATAGCCCCAGCAGCCTGTGCATATTGATCATTAGATACTCCTCTTTTTTTGTTGTATAAATTAGATGTAGCGTCACCACCTTCTCCACCATTAACAAATTTAGGTAAATGAGTTTTAGGGACTTTTTTATTTGATTTTTTCATAATAACAAATTTAGTTATATTGTATTATATAATATAGTGTATTTTTTTGTAATATCCAAATAAAAACCCCAGTATTTACAGTTAAGTAATAACCAGGGTCATTATATGTTTTTTGTATAATTATTTTAGTTATCTGTCAGATACTCTAAATATAGACTTGAGATTGTGTATTATAAATCTCACATTTGGACTGTTGTTGTAATATAGATCAATCATCATCCATTTATCTCTTATCCTCTCTCCAAATGTAGTTTTAGTTAATTTACCTGGATCAAATAAAGAAGCTGTAGAAGGAGTCGTTGTGTTATAGTTAAACTTATTTCTAGGTACTTGTAAATTAAATCCTTGTTCAACCTTTCTCAAATTACTATCTGGAGCAATAGTTAAATTAACCCAATCTGTATTTTGATATTGATTATAAACTCTAACCTTACTAAATGTTTCAAATGGTTTATTTACATCATCTGGATAACTAATAAAGTCTAAAGAAGGTTCTGATGGAGAACCAGGATAAACATTCAAGTCATCATTAAACTCTAAATTATCATCAATAGCTTCAGACATCCAAGTTAAGTTATCTAATACTTTAGTAAGTAAAGGTTGCTCATTAAGTAATATTTTTAATGTACTAGGATATTGTACATTATAGAAATTACCATAAGGACCATAATTGTGAAACCATACTTTATTATCTCTATTAGTACTTAATAGATATTTATTACTATTGATATATAAATTAGGTGTAAAATTATACATACCTGTAAATGCAGCCAATACTTCAGAATAAGCTAGAGTAAGTAATTCTTGTTTTGTTACTTTCTCAAAAATGGTATCTGGCATATTTAAAAAAGTATATAAAAATTCATTATGATAATAATCATAAGTTGTTAGTATACCTTTATTAATAATAGGATTATCATGTTTTAATATATCATCATGTAATCTTTTAATTACAAAGTTTCTCTGTCCTTTAATATCAGATATAGGAGATACACCTTCACCGTTAAATGTGTATATTTTTTTATGTCTAGCATCAACAAATGAAATAGCTGACTGAGATCTATATACAGACCATTGATGTGAAGTACCAGTATCTATTGCTTTATAAAAATGTTTTTGAATAACTTGACTATCAGTACCATTACCTAATTTAATAGATGTACCTGCACTATCATTAATCATAGATACAGGGTTAATTAATAGTTCACCAATACCTCTTTCTTGTAAGTAATACATCTTTTCTTTAAGAGATACTAAAGCCATAATTTGACCATAATTACCTTCTACATCATAGAAGTTATTAGTTAAATATTTACTCCATGAATCTTCTATTTCATTATCAAACTTAATTTCTGAAAAGAATACTCTATTTCTCCATACATCATTTACTTGAAAGTTTAATGGTTTAGGAAAAAATGTAACAACATTCTTTTCATTAGAATGGTATGTAGGATAACCATATTGATCTTCAGAACTATAAAGATTATTTGTAAGTTGTGTATCAATATGCTCTCCAAATCTCATGGCTTGATTATTTTGATTAGTACAAGGAAATAAATAACTTACACTAATATTGAATTTGCATGTAGCTACTTTGCTAGGAAATCCTAATGCAACATTTCCCGGATCATCAGTAAAGGTACTCTCATACGGATAATATGCAAATTTAGGAGCATTACCTAAATTTTTAGATATTTTCTGTAAATCCCAATAGTTCATATGAATATCTCCACCAAAACAATTAATATCTAATACTAAATTATTCTTTAATGTTTCATTAATTCTTTTTAATGGCACAAAGCTACCACATGGAATATATATACTATTTGTTCTTGCAGCATATGTATTACCACCATATTGATTAAGATTAGGTCTATAATATAATGCTATTAGTTTATTACCTTCAGTATCGGCAGTAGTTTTTCCTATACCTGATATACTAGTGTCTAAATTATTAGCGAGACAAACAGCTACAGTTTTACATCCCCATCCAGGTACATCAGATGTACTAGTACCTGAAGGGTAGATAGCAAGACCAGGATTTCCAAAACTTTTCATGTGATTATATAAAGTATAACCACCTACTGTTACTGAATTATTTCCACCAGCAACCATACTACCTTCTGTAATATCGTAATTAGTTAATGCTGTAGAAGCATGTACCGCCTCTTCAACATAAAATAATAAATAATAAGGCATTTCATCAGAATCATAGGCTGTTTGAAATTTACCACAAGCTGTATTAAAACAAGGAAGAGGTCCAAATGATCCATTCCCACCAACAAACCCGTGCGGATTACCAGGAATACCATTATTTGATGGAGGTATAGTACCTCTAGTTTTTATACCACTACCAGCGGGACCATTAGTCCCTTCATTATTTAACCAGTCTTCTAAATTATCAAACCCTAATCTATATCTAGGATTAGCAACACCACTTCTAGCTCTAGACCTATTAATCGCTTTTACTCTAGACCTAATTAATAACTTATCACCATTTCTATAATTATAACCATTTAATAGTAAGTCAAATGAATCAAAAGTCATTACTTTTTGACCTATACCCGTTTCACCATCACCTGAAGCAACTGTATAATCTGGACATAATGTTTCAATAGCTCTTTGACTAGGATTAGGCATATAAATAGTAGCTGTAGTAGTTGCACCTAAAAGTACCATAAATCCAGGTACTGCTTTATAATGAAATCCCCCACCTAAAACAATAGGTCCATCTGAAGGTTGTCTAGGTTGAGTAATAATACCACATCCTAATATTGTTTTATCAGATTCAGTTCTTTCAACTCTAACTATTTGATAACCCCCAATAAAATCTTTAATTGTAGAAATATCTATAGTAAATTTAATATAAAGTATTTGACCATAAATATTATCATTATATTCAAACGAATTTCTAAAATCTGTAATACCTGTAGTTTGAGCAATTGTAGAAGGATTACTATTAGTATCTCCAGTTGAAGGCATTTTAATATCACCTATCCATTCAGTAAAGAAAGGATTACCTTGTAAATCAAAGAATTGTATTCCTAATCTATATATTTCTTCTTGTTGAAACCCTTTCATTACAGAAGTTACGTATGGATTTTTAAATCCTGGAACTCCTTGAATAGGGTATGTTTGATTTTCAGAATCTGTAGTAATACTAGGAGCTACAAAGTCAAGTAAATCTTGAGGAATTGTCATACCTGAAATACCACCTGTACTTTCTGGTTGATTGCTAAATGGTGGAATAACTTCTGGATTAATTAAATAATCTCCTGAATCTCCTTTAGTCACATTTAAGTCAGAGATTTTTATAGTTTCAGTACCAAATTCATAAGATATAAATCTACCTTTACCGCCTAATACTGATGTACCAGGTTTATAGAAACAAGCATTAGATGATTCATCACCATTAGTATCATAATACTCATTAATACAATCTTCTGTTTGAGGTAAAGCTTGAGCTTGAGTAGATGTATGTTGTGTAGGTGCAATACCATTGTTAGATAAATAAATATCATCAGCACCTGATGTCTTAGCTCTAAAAGCTCTAGCATCAAATATTGCACTAATATCTGATTGTGTAGTATATTTAACATTACCCCAGAATAATCTATTATCTTTAGTATCTACTGTTTTAGCATGTGTAAATCCTGTAGCTAAATTTAAAAACTCATCTAGTTCAATAGTAGCATAGGTTGATAAATCTGTTATTGTAATATAGTTATCTACTAATAATCCAATACTAATTTCAGGTTTAACGTAAATTAATGGTATCTCAGTTTTAGAAGTTCTACGCAAAATAACATATTCTATAGTATCGTAAGATGTATCCAGGTTAGATACTTTCCAAGTAATACTTCTTAATGAAGCTCCCCCATTTCCTTCATATACTTTATAATTAGCATTAGATGTGTCATTAGGGTTTTCATTAATTATATGTACCATATTAGATGTTTGAGAATAATTAGTAACAGCTCCTGCTGCTTTCTTTAATCTATAACATAATTCATAAGTACCTGCAGATAAATTACCAGCACCAATATTATCAAGTAAAGGTACTTCAAAAGATACTGATGGAAATACATATAATTGTGCGGGATTCATAGCCATCAATTGAGGCTGTGCAACATTTATATTTCTAATCTTATTGTAAAAATCTGTCCAATAAATACGTTGAATATTTGATGATTCATATCTACCTAAAATAGCACTAGGTGCAATAGGATGATATTTAGTAAAATCTATATTATTAGAATATATTAAAGTTAATGTACCAGCTTTAGTAATATCATCAATATTTAATTTCCATATAGCACCTCCGTGTCCAAATGTATCATTACCAGGTAATTCACCAGCTACACCAGCAGGACCATATGTCCCATCATCTGGAGCAGTTAATATATAAATATCATCTAATATAAATGTAGAACCAATTGGAATTATATCATCACTTAATACTTTTGACACATAAGGTTTTGTAGTATTTTGAGTTAATGAAGGTGATACTTTATCACTATTAATAAATTTAAATACTGCTTTTGTACCTCCTGTAGATGCGGAATAAGATATACTTATTATAGTAGGTACTGAAGCTACAGGAGAACATCCTGAATAAACTGGTTGACTATAAAATACTACATAATCATCTTCATAAGCAACACTAAATGTTTTAGTAGCTACAGTAGTCCCTGTATACTGATAACAATTAGGATAATTTTTTATTATATAATTATATAAATCAATACCTTGAGTACTATTAGAAATCTCTAAAGTACCAACAGTTGTACTATTTATAGTAATTGTAGCTACATTTTTTGTATCATTTGGTGCTACATCTGTACCTTTAATTAATTGTAATTTATATACTGCTTGTAAATCAGGAAATGTTATAGCACATTGGTTACCTTTAATATTAACTAGTGCCCCATTAGATCCACCAGCTTCAGTTAAAGCTCTAAAATTTAAAGCTTGTAAATATGTATCTTTAGATTGTACCTGTTTAGATAAATCTGAAGACATACCGTTTGAAAATGTGTTAATACTTTCCATATTATCTTAAGTTTCTACGTTCATGATTTTCCATATGTCTAAATCCTGAAGCATAACCGTGAGGTTTAGGGATTAGACGTACCCAAGTTTTCTGTATTCTATCGTACATTGCAGCATCAGGCATATTTGCTGAACCTCTAGCACTGTTTACATAGAAATACCAATCCTTCTCTGACATTCTAAATACAACTTCAGGAATTAATCCTTTTCTAAACTGTATCTTGTCTAACATATAAGTTACATAGGCCTTTAAAGCTTTATCAAAATATACATCATCTGGAACTAATGGATACCCATCTTCATCTACTGGAACACCTAAATACACTATACATAATTCTCCAGTTTCTAATGAAGTATTTAAATATCCATCTGATATGTAGAAATTATAATCTGTACAACAAGTTGGCAATTGATTACATTCTGGACATTGATAGTTATTAGCTGCAGACTTAGTAGACCAAGATAATGGTTTACCATTGTGAGTAATATCTTTCATATAAACAAAACTACAAGGTAGTTCTACTCTATGATTAACTACAGATAATGTAGTAGCTATTTCTTCCATCTGAGCATATGAACCTATCATGTTTAATGCTTCAGAAATCCATTCTACGATTGATGGCTCACTAAGTTCTACATTGATGTCTAAATCCCTATATAGACCAGCTATAATGGATTTCATTGATTTAAATCTTGTTATCATAGTTGTAATCTTGCTAATTCTGAATAATAATCAAACCCTGGACTTTGTTTTAAATGTATAGGAATAGCTCTTGAAGCTTCTCTACAAGGTTGAAATTTATAATACTTTTTACCAGTAAGTTTTAGTTTAGACTTATCCCACTTCCATTTATATCTAAATGGTTGGTCATAATAAACTAACATACCTTGTTTCTTAGACTCACCATAATTTACTCTCCATCCTTTAATATTCTCAATATCAAAGTCTACATCATATTTTATGATACCTAAGTAACCTAAGTTATAAGGCATTTTAAAAGAAGCTGCGTCTTCTACTATTTTACGTTGAAGTGCTTTATTAAAAGCTCTAACAACTTTATAGTATACTGCATAATCTACAGGTATTCTTTTATTGTTAAAAGATGCTCTACAATAATCTTTGTAAAAATCTTTAGTTGATAAGTCTTTAGTAAATTTTCCTTTAGTTCTTTTAGTAGCCTTAAATTCTATCATTTCTTACCTATCTGGTTTTGAGATAATGCATCATTACTTGTATCATGTGGCATTTGTAAGAATGGCATTACTTTAGTTTGCATAATAATATTAGTAATATCATTGGCCATCTTTAATGAACAAGGATATTTACTATCCCAAGAGAAACATGCTAATCCACCACATGTAGATAAACCTGCTAAATCTTCAGGATTCTCAAAGATAGCAAATATATTTACATGTTCCAAAAGTAATTCTGAAGTTATGTATAAATAACCATCTCTTAAATACCATTGACTCTTCTTACTCGTATACTTATTATATCTATTATACTTAGCTTCAAATATATTAGACTTAGGTATAATATCACCCATAGGATTAGTTACTCTAAGAATAAAATTATCTCCAGCTGTTTCAATAGTATTAGGAATTCTAACTTTAGTCTTTAAGATATAACAATCAGTAGTTATAAAACAGCATTCTGAGGCATCTACAAGTTCCAATTCCATACAGGATAAATCCTGTACCCAAGTATCTGTAATGTCCTGACGTTTAGCAATAGCTTGTGATATGAGCATAGCTCTAATCTCTGCAAACCAAAAAGCTATTTGTTTATCTGTAATTCTAAATGAATAGTTATTTTTACCAGAATCTGCGATATTACGCACATCCGCCACTCCATGTCTCAGTGTAAACATAATTATTTCTTTCTTTTCTTAGGTGTCCAACCAAATATTCTATATTTAAATCCAATAATAGGTTGTTTATTAAATGGATCATACCCTAACATATAGGTACTTTTATCAATTGATACTTCAGCTACTGGGGCAAACATTCTAGGACTTACTACAATACCTCCATGTATTTCATATTTATAAGGTCTATAAACTAAACTATCTATTTTAACTACTGTACAATCTTTAATCATTAAAGGTACTTTTAACTTAACGTTTAAAAGCATACCTTTTAATTCACCTTGAACCGTTACATTGGAATAAATATCATACTCTTTTTTTTTAAAAGTATCTGTGTAACTTAATAATCTATTACAGTCTACATTTGGAGATAAAGGTTCTTTCCAAAAAGTGTCTACCCTTGATTTACTTGGATACCATCTATCAGAATAGATTGTATCTTTTGGAAAAATAGTATCTCTATAGTGCCATTCATGCTGAATAATAGTTTCTGGTTTAGGAGTAACGGAACAAGATTTACCTACAAAGAATATTATAATCATTGCAAATACTGCTAATATAAATTCTAAAACACTTTTCATATTATTCTCCACCTTTTAATTTTAAAGTAGATTTATAACCACCAGCTGCAATGAATGCAGATAATACTAATTTAGGCCATTCTTTCTTAATATCAAATGTACTAAAATCAATGGTCATCCATGCTGATGCAATAGCCATTGCTACTCCCATAAATGTTGCTCCGTGGTCTGAAAACCAATCTAATCTTTTCTTTGTCATAATTTATAAAGGTTCTTTAAGTAACGTATAACTAAAATCTTTTAATCCAGATGCTTTACATCTTTCTATTAAATAATTAAAATCTTTAGGATTGTTTAATACTTGACAACCTGCTGACCATTTATCTATAATACTAGATATAACTGAGGGATTGGCTCTATGAATATTAATACCAAATAATCCAGTATCTACAGCAGCAGTTTCCTCAGCAAAGTTATCTTTATCTGAATCTCTGTAAACAGTAACTGGTTTACGTTGACATAATGCTAAGTATTTACCTTGATGAAGATCTAACTTCCAAGTATCTAAATATTGATTAGGTTTAAGTAATGCTGCACCTTTAGGATTTAACAAGTTTTTTAACCAATGTAATCCTGGATTAGTAGTTCCTGTAAACCAAGTAATTCTATCTGCTTCAAATAATCCTATTAAGTCATCAAACTTATTAGGGGCATCAGCTTTAGATCTAATTCCTATAATGTGAAAAGGTAACCATTTGTAACCTAATCTATTGAACTCTGTTTTAAGTTCTTGTGTTGTAAGTTGTTTCATTAATCAAATTTTTTAGCTAAATACGCTTTCATTATAATATACGCTGAAAATCCATCAAATGAATAAATACCTTTATCTCTTAAAGCATTAAAATCATTTAATGAACCTTTCCAATAATCATATTCACCAATACCATCTAAGTTAACATCATTACTTAATGTAATTAATATTACATCTTTAGTTAAAATATTAGTACCAATAAATTCATTGGTATCTTTATTATAATAATTTAAATTACAATCTAACAAAATAGTTTTATTAAGCTTATTATCAACAAATTTAATAAATTCTATCTCTCTTTTAAGTCCAGTTTTAGGACAAATATCTTCTTTAATTATCATTACTCGTGATATAAGTTAGGTGAAATTACAAACTGTAATACTTGTGAAGCTGTTGCCGCACCTGATAATATCTTACCCATCACACCAACAAATTCACCTGGATTAACAATAATAGGCGCTTCAAAATCAAATTGTACAGATGTACCTTGTTGACCTACAACAGCGGATACAGGAATACTAACAACACCAATAGGTTGTGGTCTTCTAATTTTAGTTGTATTATTAACAAAAGAACCTGCCTCAGTAGTTGCTAAAGAAGCTGCTGTTGAACCCCATGCTAACGCCAACGCAATAGTTGTAGGTACAGTTGCAGAGTTAGCTGCACCGGCATTTACTATATCAACTCTAATACCTCTAATGTGCATTACTCTACCAGTTTGATTGACACCTCCTAATGGATTTTGATAACTAGATATAATAACATCAGTTGCAGATGTAGCAGCAGCATTCATTTGAAATATACCACCTAAGAAAGCTCCTAGTGCAGCAGTAGTATTAGTTGCAGCAGCAGCAGTTGGTAAAGTTGTATTAGCCCATTGTATTTGTTGCGCTCCATTTGTAAATGTACCACCATCTAATGTTTGTAATCCTAATCCTGAACTAGCTAATTGACCAGCCCATGTTTTATTAGTTGCAATATCCATTAAAGTTACAGTAACATCTCCAACTTTAAATATCATATTTGGAGATGAACCAACTGTACCAGAATTATATTTTTGTATAAATACTGGTAAAGATGTAGATAAAAAAGCTTGTCCTTGACCAACAGGTATCATTTGCTCCCCATATAATACATCATCAATCCAATATTCTATTTCTCGTTCTCCTACAACTATACTATATTTTGTATTTGTATTTAAAGGAAAATTAGTTATAGTTGTTTCTAATGCTTGTTTAGTGGTAGTTCCAGAGTTATATCTAATACATCCATATAAGCCAGCACTTGTAAATTCAAACCATACACCATCCACAGGTTCAGCAGCTCCAGTAGCTACACCTAATCCTGCTTGGAAAACTTCATTAGCAGTTGGATAAGCTGTAAACGCCCCTGTAATTTCAGCGCAAACTGGCGCAGTTCCTATTAATGGAAAATACCTCCATGTTTGTAAATACGCAAAGTTACCTGAAACTGTTGATGTACCAGCAGCATTTACATTTAAGAAACCTGCTGATTGTGTCATTGTCATAGTAGTAAATGAATGCTTCCATACACCTGTATTTTGAGTAGTAGCGTTAAATGTAGCACTAAACAAAACTGTATCCATACCTACACGACTTCTAAAATCTTGTGATACTTCTTGAGATTTTAGATAAGCTTCACCTGTTTTAGAACCAGGGTCATTCTCACTAAAAGCTCTTACGGCACCTACATTACCTGGATTTGTAGCTACATCTGTTTCTGTTACTACTTTAGCAGCATTAAAACTATTTACTTCTTGTTCGTATATTGAACCTATTATTCTTACGCTCATGATATTATTTCTTGATAATTTATTTTATATCGACCCCACGTTCTATTATTAGCAACTGCTATAATATTAAAGCTTACGTTTGGGATTATGTTATATGCGGATGCTGTAATGTTTTCTAAATAAGCGTCTTCTCCTGTATGGTCAACACCATCGTTTTCAACAAAACATACTATTTTAGAAGATGCCGTTACCCACAATGCTGGTATTGTAGTAATAACCACATCATTTTCTGATAATACGCCAAATTTACCAAAATTAATATTTATAGTTCCTGACTGTAAATCTAATTTGGTAATAATACTAGACTGAGTTTCATCTCCTGTATTAGAACCACTTAAAGTAGTAATGCCTAATTTAGCTTTTATGGTAGCGTTTGTTTCGTCACCAGTATTTATACCACTTGTGTTTCCTAATACAGTTAATTCGGCATCGGTAACAAATCTTTTATTTGTACTATCTGTAATATTTGCAGTTGTCGAAGTATCTAAATTAACTACATTTGATAACCCCACATCACTTTTAGTCAATCCTAAAGCAGTTTTTAAAGCGTTATAGGCTTTTAAAAACCATCCACCACCATCGGTAGCTAAAACTCCACTTCCAGCCGAATTAATTGCAGCTATTGTTGTTAAATCAGAATCTAATGGTTGCTTATTTGCTAAACTTGGAACTGTTGGATTTGGGTACGTACCAGATAAATCACCACCAGCAGGTCCAGTAGGACTGCCACCGCCACCGCCTCCACTACCACTTGACTGAAAACCAAAATCTTCCATTTATTTTTTTAATTAATTTACAAATATATTAATTTATTATATCACTTTTAACTTATCTTGCGATAATCTGTATTGTTCCTGTTGTTGTTAATGTTATTCCATCAAGTATTGTTTGCCAATCTCCAATAGTTACAGCGGTTCCTATAATTAAATTTAATGGTTGAGATTGCAAAGTCCCTGCTTGTAAATTTCCTGAATAAGTACCTGTACCTGATGTTAATAATACAGATAGTTTCCTTAATCCAAAAGATTCATCAATGGTTAAAGAACCATTAATTACGTTATAAGTCCATGTTTTTGCTACTATTGTTGACATTTTTTATTATTTATTTTAAAGGATATTTTTGACTATTTACTTATAACTAATGTATATGATATAGCAAAAAACCATCTCAAGTTACCTGATATACCTACGCATTCAATTTGAAGACAATCATTTACATTATCTGCTGTTACAGTAACACTCGTTGCAGCTAAACTCACGTCTCCGTTTGTTGAAGTCATCGTGAATGCTCCAACTAAAGATGTTATACCTGATATATTCTTTATTAATCCTCCTCCTGAAAATTCTTTAGCGTCACCGCTTAAAGGATTTACCAAAACACATTCTAATTTAATTTTATAAACAGTGTTATTAGGTATAAAAATATCTGACGCATCTTGTATATTCAATATGAAAGGATTGGCGTTGGTGGAATATGCAGAGGCACTCATAATTCCATATTGACCTGAAGTTCCATTATGAGACCTACACCATTCACCAAAATGTTGTGAAATAGAGAATATTCCACCAGCGTGACTTGCCATACTATAAGCCTTACTCTCAATACCTTCTGCGTGTGAACCGCCGCCACCTGCAAATGTTTCTTTTCCTTCCGCATGACTTGAAAATCCTGTTGCTTTTGATAAAGCACCCTCAGAGTGAGTTCCGTTTCCGCTATCTGAAACTAAAATTGCATTTACATTAGCTGTATTTAAGTTGTTATAATTAGCTACATAATCGCCACTATTGATTTTAGGGTCAACTACATTTGAGTTTATTTGTGATAAGGTAATCGTAAAGTTTGGTGCTAAATAAGATTGAGCTATAATATTATAAATTTTATTGCTTTCAGCGTTGCCTAATACGACATACGAGAATGTTCCAAACTCACTAGATAAATCACCTATTCCACTAATTGTAACTACACCATTAATAACGCTTGTAGTCAAAAAGCCTTTCCAACCTGCTCTTGTATTTAGTCCTTCAGAGTGTGTATAACTAGCTATAGCGATACTATCACTTCCTTCTGCGTGACTCGCTTCGCCACCAGCAGTTGTATTCAAACCTTCTGCGTGACTTACTTCACCGCTAGATATTGTGTTATTACCTTCAGCGTGTGAATAACTACCACTAGCTATCGTATCACCACCTTCTGCGCGACTCGCTTCGCCACTAGCAGTTGTATTCAAACCTTCTGCTACAGCAAAATCGCCTGTCGCATCAAGTGCGCTATTGTTGTTTGCTTTAATAGAGTAAAGACCACTTCCTGTTGTCCAATTTTGTGAACCACTAAATGATTCAGGCTCTCTAACTACAAACCATTCATTTTGATTAGCAATAGAGCATTTAGCCGTACCGCCATTTTGAGTAATTGGAATGCTACTTGTACTATTTACAATATTATCAGCAGCTACAATAATAATGTTATTTACGGAAGCATTATTAGAAATATCATTAATGATAAATCCTTTAGCTGTTCCGTAATAACCACTACTTAAAATATTAGGCAATATTATAGTAACTGCATTTACCGAAGTATCTACATTTATTGTTCCATCATTATTATCTACAACGTACTCTGTTACGCCTGTAATGTATTTTATATTTCCTATTACTTCCACTTTATTTTTTAATTTTTAAAGCAGAAAAGTTGTATTATTTTTCTTTACCAACTATCTCTGCTACTGTTATTTCTCTAACGTGAACAGGCTTTTTATCAATGTATTGAAAAATATCACATCTAAAATTAAAATCTCCGTCTATTGGCTTAATCATAATGAAAAAATCACCAAAAGGCTTATTTAATTCTGTTGCTACTTTTTCTAAGGTATCTTGAATCGTATCTTTTGTGATACTTTCTTTATCCATACCCCCCATTAAACCACCTAATAAATCTCCTAACATACTATTTTTTTTTAATTGTTTATAATTTGCTAAGTTAGCATTTATTTTCGTTACTTGTACTTTTATTTTCAGATTTATTTGACATTAAATCTTTAATACTTGTAACGTACTCGTAAGGAATGTTAAACGTAAATATATATAATTTAACTTTTAATTTGCATTTAACTTTTAGTATAACTTTTTCTGGACTAAATACAAAGTTTTGAGCCAACGTTCCCACA